CTACTTCCCCGGTGTCGAAGGCTTTTAATAATTTCTTTAGGCGCCGCATGGCGTCCTTTCTTACCCTCTTGTGATCTTTGAAGTGAATATACCCTACGAAGTTTATTCCGTTCTTTGCTGCAAGGATCGTTGTCTTCGGGTTCAGTTCCAGTTTTAATTCCCGGCAAAGAAATTCTTCTATCAGTTCCAGAACGTGCCGCAACTCTTCCGGATCCTCTGATAATATTATAAAATCGTCCATATAGCGAACATAATATTTCATTTTCAGGACGTGTTTTACATATTGATCCAGTTTGTTCAAGTATACATTCGCGAATAACTGTGAAGTAAGGTTCCCGACTGGTATTCCCACGCCCGGCGGGAAAATGCCGTTGTGATCTATGATCCGATCCAGAATTTTCAAAAGTGCTTTATCTGAAATATACCGTCGGATCTCTTTCTTTAATACGTCGTGCGCTACGCTCTGGAAATAGTGGTGTATATCTCCCTTTATTGCATAGATTTTCTTCCCCTGTACCACTTCCAGTTCATAAAGCCATTTTGAAAGGGTGTCGCTTGCTTCGTGCGCGCCCTTCCCTTTCCTGCAGGCGTATGAACGGAAAATGAACCGCTTTTCAAAAATCGGTTCAATGATATTTACGATCATGTGTTGAATTACACGATCGAAGAACGGAAGCGCCATAATAATTCTTTCTTTTGGCTCCCACACTTTGAAAATTCTATACTTCCCCGGCGTATAGTCTCCGCTTTGTATGGCGTCTATTGCTTTTTGAAGGTTGTCTTCCCTGTTCTGTTCAAACTCCAACACTTCCGGGCGAAGTCTTTTACATTTCCGGGCCTTCATGTACGCTTTGATCGCGTTCGGGAAAGTACAGATTTTACCTATTAAGTTTTTAATTGTTTTCATGTTTGCCCTACCGCATTTCACCCCATTTCAGGCCTACTTTTCGGCGGTGCCTTTGTTCTTTCGTCCGGCTTCTCTCCGGAACGGGAACGGCCTTCCGGCCGTCTGTGCAAACCGTCTGACTATATATTTTGATTATTCATATATAACCCTTGCCGTGGATCCGGAGATCGCGCGGTCTATGCGATTTTACAAGTCACACACGCACCACACGCCAATGTTGCCGTTGACGTTCCACGGGTAATTGTTGGCGTTGACCGCGCGCGAACCGTCGTGAACGCCGTTGTTCCAATTGCCGCCGCCAATGAGCGCGTGAAGTGCGAATTAACGGTTGCCCCAAATTTTATTATTTTCTCTTATTTTCTGCGATCGACTTTATCAGGCCGCCGATCTGCGCGCCGATCGCTCCGGTCTGTTTGGCACAATAGAAATAGGCGTCTTTGTTCATGGCCGAATATCCCAGATCGTAAGCAAGCCGGATCTTTCGTACCAGTCGTCTTTTTAAGCGGTCGGCCGCGTATAGGTGACTTGCTACCTTTGTGATCTCAAACATTTCTATTTCGTCCAGTATTCCGTCGATACTTTCCCGAATATCCTTTTGCAGCGTGAATTTTTCATAGTGCGGAAATTTCTTCATTTTCTCATGAAGGTACACTGAAAAATCATAGGCCATTTGGTGCGCTTCGGTGTGGGTGTAGTCCATTTGTGCGGTTTCCTCTTTCCCCTGCGTCGCGCTTTTACTTCTGCTTTGATATGCCATGTTCTATTCTCCCGGAAAATAGGGGCTGCCCTTTCGGGCGCCCCTTCTGCTTACTGCGCGTCACACACGCACCACACGCCAATGCCGCCGCTGACGTTCCACGGGAAAATGCTGGCGCCGACCGCGCGCGAACCGTCGTGAACGCCGTCGCCCCAATTGCCGCCGCCAACGAGCGCGTGAAGTGCGGTATTTGACGGAATATAGGCGTCACCATAGCCCGCGCCCAGTACGTCGTACCAGTTCCATGCAGAAGCCGTAGGATCCAGACAAAATTCATCAAGCCACTTCCAAACGTTACCCACCAGATCGCGGATATTAAGCGCCGAAATGGCGTTCGCAACATATCCCGTTTTCTGGCGTCCGGTGTTTCCGGTTGCGCTCCATGCGTAGGTGTTGTTTCCGTCCTGACCTTCCGGAGATCCTGCTGCTGCCTGGCAAAATTCCGCATAGGTCGGAAGTCTCTTTCCTACGCGGCGGGCCTTCTCGTTTGCAATATACCAGTTCAGGCCTTCCGTTCCGGTTATCGGGTTCGCGTTATACTTCGACTGCAGGCCCTGACTTCCATTATCAGAAGAAAGGTAAATATCGCCCCACAATCCATTCCCAAGGTAAACCATGCCGGAAGGATCGTCGCACTTCGGGCGGTGCTTTGTGGTCCATACGCTGTTCGGAATAATGCCGTTGTATACGTTACCCTGCCAACCGCTGCCGTTTTCTGCTCCGCTGCTGTTGATCGGGTTTCCAAGCGCGTTCACATAGCGACACTTTCCATAATGGAAACCACCGATCTTTCTGCTGTTGTCTGCTGTGTACCCGGAAGGGTAAGTGGAATTTTTAGAAATTACAAAAACTTCGTCGCGGTCCACGGTGTCGGATCCGTTGGTCGGATCGCAACAATAAATATAATAGTCCGTTCCTATTTCAAACCCGGAACCAGTGTCAAGGTTTGCCGTTGTAAGGTTTGTTAATACGGTTTTGAATACAGAAGAACCGACGGCGATCAAGACGCCGGCCGCGATCGTAATCTGGTTCGGTGTGGCTGCTCCCGCTGCTGTGATATACTGCGCCTTCTGTGATACAATGTCGCTCATGGCTGACAGTTTTTCCGTGGTGATCTTTGCCTTCGTGTTCATCATTGTTTCATCATAAAGAAAAAATTTCATGTGTTTTTCTCCTTTCTTACTGCTGCAGGTCTGCTTTGATTGCTTCCAGTTCTTCTTCCGTCATTCCTAACGTGTCGTAAACGGAAGGTGTGTTCGTGATCTTGATTGCTTCGGAACCGGCCGCGATCGTTCTCGAAAGTGTGATCTTTGTCTTTTCCTTCTCTGCCTTTCCGGATCCGTCCGGTTCTCCGTCGATATGCTCCACGCTCTGAATGGTTGCAGTTACGCCGCCGGCCGTAACCTTTGCGCCTGCTGCCGCTTCGTTGCAATATGTAACCGTCACCGTCTTTTTATCCTCTGATAATTCGCGGATCGGGCAAATAATAAAATTCTGGTTTTCGATCGCTTCGATTGCTTCCAGAAGGTCGGCCGCCTGCAACTGTCCGGCGTCCACCATGTCTTTACAGTTCTTCACGTCCTGCGCTGTTTTTAATACTTTCGGAAATCCTTTCATAGTGTCTTTTTCTCCTTTTCTTAATTTTTAGATACATACGCGCCAACATAGCCGCCAACGGCTGCGAAAGCGTTTTTGTCGTAAATGGTGAAGTTCAACGTTTCCGTTGTCTGTGTGTGGTCCAGAACGAAGGTTTTCGGGATAATTAACAGGTTGTCGGCCTGCGGCTCTACTTTGTAGGTTCCCGGCTCTGTCAGGTAGGTTTTGCCGCCTGCTGCATACGTCGCCGTTGTAACCGTTCCGGAATTTTCGTTCGTAATGTCGATCAGGATCGCCGCCGTTTCCTTTGACTGGTTTTCAAACATGATCTTCGTTGCCAGATTTTCAAAGTTTGCCTGCAGCGCATTTACTGAAAACCACAACGCGGCCGCCGCGTCTTTCGATAACTGATCCTTGATCCGGTTGTAAAGATCCGTGAAAAGTTCTTCCTGCTGCCCCGCGTAGGTTTCAAACTGGTTTTCCATGTTGTGAAGGGCTGCCGTTCCCTGATCCTCTAAGTTCGTGATCGTGGACTGGTAGGCGTTGAACTCTTCCGTGATCTGTGCCTGATACTTCTGGAAGAACGCCTGAAACTGTGCTGTGATCTGCGAAAAATCAATTTCTTTTACGGTTGCCATTACCCACCCGCAAACGTCGGCGTTCATTCGTGTATCTGTTATATTGTCCTGTGTGATCTTGATCGCTCCGACTTCCACCCTGATTTCTGCCAGTTTCAGATCGTGGATCGCTTCGGTCCTTGTAATTTCCGGTGCTACCGGGTTTTTGCTGAAACCACCGGTTTCGATCAGAATATAAAAGTCGCGTTCCGTGTCGTCCCTTCGCAAGATCACGTTGTCGATACGGGCCAACGTTCCGGACGCTTTTTCAAGGGTGAAGATCTGCGCCTGTTCAAAATGCTTTGTCTTTCCCTTGATATTTACATAGCCGCCGCCGACGCTTATATTCATACCGTCGCCCGTGGCCGTCACGGCGAAGCAATTATTAAAAACGCCGGTTGTGAAGAATGGTAAAAGCCATTCGCTCATGCTGTCGGCATTGTAAACGCGGTCGCCGTTTCTGGAATTATAGAAATTCGCATACTGTCCCATTTATTTGTCGCTCCAATCTATTTTTTCGGGTAATGCGTCGCCCATGGTCGGTACTACATACATTCCCCCGTACTCATACACTTCTTGAAGTTCTGTGATCCTCTGGTTTAATACGATCCCCCATTTCTTTTTCTTTACCGTCACAATATCCCCCAAGTCGTAATGTGTTTTATATTTGAAATTTATGTCCGCTTCGGTTTCGCACTCCACACTTTCAGAAACAACATTCGCCGCCAATGTTTCCCGGCCGCGTTGTGCCAGTGCTGCTTTGTATGCTGCGTCTGTTAATCCTTCGCTTTGAATGTCCTTCGCGTCCACAAAAATTTCCCGAAGATCTAACCCGGCGCCGCCGCCAACTTCCACATATACGCGGGCGGCTCCTTCGCCTTCCCCTCCGACGATCGCTTTCGTCCTGTACTGTTGATCGTTATATTTATAAATAACGTTGTTTAGGTTGTTGTAACTCTCCGAAAAGATAACGCGGGAATTGATACCCTGCGCCGTGGTCCTGTCGGTCCCTTTGTAGGTTTCAAATATAATTTTCCTGTTCCGGAAGTCTGGCCGGAAGCGATAACCGATCGTTCCGGCCTTTGCCAGTTTTGTTTCGTAGGTCATAAGGTTTTTCATAGTCGCTTGAAACTCTACTGTTTCCGTGAAACCATTTAAGGTTCCCAACTCCACAAGTGGGATCGCCGTCACTCCTGAAAGAAGGTTCCTCATGGCAACTTCTATTTTCCCGGAAAAATTCACGGTTGATTTTATCAGGCGTCGATCCATGTAGGACGAAAGGAAGCGTCCTTTTGCTGTGATCTCGTTTTTCAGATCGCTTTCTTCGTTCTCTATGTCTTCAATCACTCCCGCTTCGCTGCTGCCACGTTTGGAAATAATGTTTCCTTTTGCCAGTAAGCGAAGGTTTTGTTCTGTGATCGGGGCGTGGATCTCGAAATTTCCCGGTTCGTAATATTTCCGTGTCCAGATCAAAGAAGTGTGGTTTTCGATCACTCCCTTGAAATTCAGATCGCGATCGTAAATTCTTACTTCCATATCACACCCCCAAATAACGGAACCTGTAAGAAACGGTAACGTTCAGGTAATCTTCGCCGGCGTCTGCCGTATATCGGATCGTGTTTGTTCCATGCTGCAACTGTATAAAGTCGCTATCTTCGTCCAGATACTCGTTGATCTCCTGTTTTACGCCGTCCCTTACAAGGTACACCGCTTTGTTATTTGTTTCTGTGGTAATAATCACCACGTCGCCGGCATTGATAGAAAAGGATCTGACTTCGTTTCCGATCTTGATAAATTCGCCGCTTTCTGCATGATATACGGCCGGGTTTATTACCGGTCCTTCCGCTTCCAGTGTGACGGTTATTCCGATATTGTCCGCGGCGCTGTCGTTCTCGATCTCTTTCAATACTTCGGCCGTTCTTTCCGCGAACGGCTCTTTCTCTTCCAGAAATTCGTGTGGCCATTCAAAAAGTCCCGTCCAACTTGCCATAGATACGGAAATATCTTCAAGATCCCGGAAGAACGGATCCGGGCAAAGAAGGGAAATACTGAAATTTCTAACCACTCCCGCTTCGTCAATGTCGATCCCTTCCACTTTGTAGTCAATTACGCGGGTTTCGCTGCCTTCTATGTAGGTGAAAAGGCCGGTTGACTTCGGTTTGAAGCATTTGTAAAGTAGATCCCTGTTTGCCTGATAGTCCCGTTCCATTTGTGCCGTTATTACAATGTTTCTTTGTTTGGTGGTGCTTCCCTGATACGTGGAACCGTCCACCATGGTATTTTCCGACGTTACAACGTTATTCGACACCGTGTAAATACCGTCTACCGATACAAGGAAGAACGGTTCAAAGGAATAGTTAAATTCCACTTGAACCCCGTCTTCATTCTTGCAAATAATTCTTTTCGCCATTTATCAACCCCCCTGTAACTGTAAAACCATGTTTCGGGTTGCGTTTCGTGTCTGGCGGGCTGTCTCATACGGCGAAAGGGCCTTCGGGCTTGTAATGTTGACGTTCTGAACAAAACTTTTCCCGCCGCCTTCTGCTGTTTCAAGTGCCGTATTCCTTGCCGAAGCCGTAAGCGGTGTTACAACCGCTTCGCCGTTCACCATCTGGATCAACTCCGGGCCTGCTTCTGCCATAATGGCTTGACCGTTTTTCAGAACGCCGCCCTTTGCCAGACGCGGAAGTGATACTTCGCCAACGTGTCCGATACTTACGCCCGGAATATCGTTGATAACGTCGATCGCGCCGTTAATGAAGCTGATCGCCTTATTCACCGCACGTTCTACGGTTGCAAGGGCGTTGTTCATGGCCGACTTGAAGGCGCCGCCGATTGCTTCACCGATATTTGTTCCGACATTTGTAAAAATGCCCTTGATCGTGTTCCAGATCCCCGAAAAGAAGGATCCAATATTGCTAAACACGTTTTTAATATTCGTGTATGCTTCCGTGAATTTTGTGTAAAACCATGATCCAACCGTTGAAAATGCGGACTTAATATCTGTGTATCTACCGTTGAACCACTGGCCGATCGCGGAAAATACATTTTTCACGTTCGTATAGGCATTTTGAAACATGGTTTGAAACCACGTCGCCACGGTTGACAGGGCGTTTTTAATGTCCGTCCACCGGGCCGCGAACCACTGGCCGATCCCCGAAAAGATCGTTGTTATTGCCGTGTAGGCTGCGCGGAACTTGTCCGCAAACCACGCGCCGACGCCCGAAAAGATCGAAACAATCCCGGACCATATATCAGAGAAAATTTTCTTCACATTGACGCCGAACGTCTGAAAGAATGTGATTATATAATTCACTACCGCCGTTATAAGATTTTTCACAATCTCGATCAGGTTTTTCAGTGCTGCTTCTATGTACTGGCTGAACCCGTCCAGATCGCCCCGGAATAGTGCCATAAATGCGCTAATAATGTTACTTACAAAGTCGATCGCATTTTTCACCGCTGAAATGATCGGCGCTACTGCTGAAAGTGCGCCCTGTATCAC